AACCCATGCGTTTCCTCACCAATGGCCTATCGGGCCGCGAGCCCCTCCTCATCGACCCGGCCAAGGCCAAGGACCACGCTGTCCTGGCTGAGAAGTTCGGCTTCACCGATATGCTTGCGCAGCTCTTTGGAGTCGCCCCCAAGCCCTACGTCACCGCTGACGGTGTCGGCGTCATCCCGGTATACGGCGTGATCGGCAAAGGTCTGACTCCTCTGGAGAAGATGATGGGCGCCGCCGACGTGGACGAACTCTCAGCCGCCGTCGATGCGTTCGCTATGAACCCAGACGTGACGCGTATCGCCCTGCAAGTTTCCTCCCCTGGTGGCACGGTCACCGGCATCGAGGAACTTGCCAACAAGGTCCGCAACCTTGAGAAGCCGACCATGGCCTACACTGACACCGAGATGGCCTCGGCTGCCTATTGGGTCGCCTCCGCCGCTGATCGCGTGATGTCCTCGAAGTCTGCCACGGTCGGCAGCATCGGGGTCTACCTCGCTGTCCCTGACTATTCCGAAGCCGCCAAGATGGCCGGCATCAAGATGGTCGTCATCAAGTCCGGCAAGTACAAGGGCGCTGGCATCGAAGGCACGACCCTCGACGAAGGCCAGATGGCGAACCTCCAAGAGAGCGTGGACGAAATTCACTCCGAGTTTAAAGCCGCGGTCCTAATGAAGCGCAAGATGGTGAAGGCCGAAGCCATGGAAGGCCAGACCTTCTCCGGCAAGCAGGCCGCCGCCCAGGGACTGGTGACGGGTCTCGCTGACTCCTTCTCCGAAGCCCTGCGGTCCTTCTAAGTTTCCAACTCCCGCAAACTCAAGATGACCATCGAAGAACAACTGCTCGAAGCCTCGGCTGCCCTCTCGGGCCTCACCGCCGAACGCGATGACCTCCGTGCCACCGTCGAGAAGCTCACCGTCGGCGCCGCCGCGGAACTCGAAAGCCTGAAGGTCGAAGCCTCCGTGAAGGACGCTTCCATCGCCAGCCTCACCGAAGTCGTCAAGAATATCGAAGCCGAAGCCGCCGCCCTCAAGGCCGCCGCTCTCGAAGCTGAAGCCGTCAAGGTCAGCGCCTCTAAAGAGGCCGCTAAGATTGCCGCGTCTGTCGGCGTCACCCCGGTTGCCCTTCCCCAGGGCGACGGCGCTCCTGCCGAGGCCGTCAACCACTACGTCGCTTTCATGGCCCTGCCTGTCGGGTCCAAGGAACGCAACGCCTACTTTGAGGCCCATCGCTCTGCGATCATCAAGGCCTCTTTCTAATTTCCCTCAACCCTACCTAATCAAACATCATGGCTAACGCAATCTCTGCCGCCCCGTCAGTACTGTCGGCTGGCGTCCTCTCCTCCCTCCAGAACAAGCTCCCGGTCCTCTCCGGCATCTCGTCTGTCTTCTCCGCCCGTCCCGGCTCCACCGGCATGGCGATCCAGGTTCCCCTCATCGGCACCTCGACCGCTACCGCCTTCGGCTCTGGCGGCTACCTCACCTCCGATGACGCGACTGTCACGTCGGCGACTGTCACCCTGACCCAGTTCAAGATTTCCAGCCGCTTCACCCCTTCGAACCTGAAGGACTACGGCGCTGACTTCTTCGTCAACAACTTCGTTCAGACCGCCTCTATCGGTCTCGCCCAGAAGGTCATGGACGTCATCAACGCTCAGGTCACTGTCGCTAATTACGCTGCCGGTGCCGTTACTGGTGCTGACCTCTCCTACGACGAACTCGTGGGTGTGCAGAAGATTCTCGACGACGCCAAGGCTCCTAGCCCTCGCTTCGCTGTGCTCAACAGCGCCTACATCGCTGGTCTCCGTAAGGACACCACGATCGTTGGCAACAACGTCCTCGGCGCGAACATCATCCGCGACGGCGACCTCGGCATCATCGCCGGCGCCCGCATCTACCAGTTCGCCAATCTCGCCGGCAACGGCGAAGGCCTTGCTGGCTTCGTCGCTGGCCCTGACGCTATCGCCTTCGCCTCCGCTCTGCCTGACTCTGAAGGCATCCCCGGTTTCGAAGTCTCGAACGCTGTCGACGCCACCACGGGTCTCGGCGTGCAGGTGCTCGTCGGCATGGAGCAGTCTGGCTTCCTGAACGTCACGGCCACCCTGATGTTCGGCGCCGCTGTCGGACGCTCGAGCTCGCTCTACCGCGTTTGTTCCGCATAATAGCGGCCAAGGCAACGAACTTAAAGGGCTCCGAAAGGGGCCCTTTTTTTGTGCCCAGTTCCCAAACGGGGCATTGATAGGATGAGCCTCTACGCTGACTTTCTCGCTGACGCTAAAGAGATGATCGCGGACTTCGGCGTGGCCGGAACCGCCAACTCTGGGGCCATCACCTTCCAGTGCCTTATCTCCGACCCCGCCGTCATGACCGTCCTCGAAGCAGGGGGGTACATGGAGCGGACCCAGTACTCGGTCAGGATGCCCGCTGTAACGGCCTCCTGGACGCTCCCAGACGGGTCTAATGGGTCATCGGCGGCCCTACTGTCGGCAGGCGTCCCCATCGCCAGCCTAGGCCAGGGGAAGAAGATTGTCGCCGGCGGGAAGACCGTCCGCATCACGACCCAGACCTACAAGCCCGGGTCGGCATGGATCACGCTCGTCGTCATCGACGATAACCAGTAAAGCCGTGGTCAAGGTCACCATTGAGCCCAAGTCTCAGGCTGACTTCCTTGCCGCCATACAGAAGTACGCGACTAGGTCCAAGCAGACCCTGAAGGACGCCACCCTAGAGCAGGCCGCCCTGGCTTGCCAAGACGCGGCAAGGTTTACACCGCCCCTGGCCAAGGGCGGAGGCAGGGGTCTAGACGCCTCAGCTGCGAAGGCTGGAGAAAAGGCTGTTGACCGAGATGTCGGCAAGGTCGTCACATCTCTGACGGGCGGAACCAAGAAGACCCAACAGGCCCGGCTCATCAAGCGCCTCGGCTCCCTTTCACTTAGCGACAACCCCGCCCTCTTTTGGAAGGTAGCGGCCAAGGGCTCGAGCATCCTAAACGGTAATCCCTTTCTGGCTAAGGTACTCTCCGACCGTTACAACGGCTTCGGAACCGTCTGGGGCTTCAAGAAATTGCGTAACTACTTCAACAGGATTGGCACCAAGGTCTCCAACGAGTCCGCCAATCAGGCTTACCTGCAAAGCCCGGGCGAAATCAACGCCATCTACAAACCTGTCTACAACCGCACCGGCGGGCGTCTCTGGAAGCAAGGCCATAACGTTAGCGGCGTTAACTGGATGTTTAAGTACGTCGCCGAGAACAAGGCAGACATCGAGACCTACGTCGCCCAGCGCCAGCAGACCGTCGGCGCTGTAAAGTCAGGTTGGGCCATGGCGCTTCGCTCCCTTGCCAAGCCCATGATTAACGGAGTCCCCAAAGACTTTGGGGTCGAACTGCTCAAGACCGCGTGGATTACTAAACACACCTCAGTCCCTGGTCGTAACACTTCCACCTTTACCGACAAGATTGCCGAGGTAACAATCACCAACAGCAAAGGCAACGTCAACGGCATCGCCGATCAGGCCGGTGTCCTCGGCCTCGTCTACGGCAACCGCGTCAAGCAAATGCCCGGACGCATCCGCCACTTGCTCCAGCTCGACATCAACAAGTTTAACAACAAATCATAACCATGGGCACCAAATCCATCCGTCACATCGTCGAGGCCACCGTCGCGACCTACCTCTCGACCCAGACCGGGCTGACCACCGTCACGTTCCTCACGGGCGACAACGCGGCCACCCAGACCCTGCCCAAGGCCGTGGTCGTCTGCGAGTCTGCCCAGGCACCGTCTGACCTCCCCGAGGGCGAAGGCAACTTCTCCTGCTCGGTCCGCATCACTCTCTTCTCGAACGCCGATGACACGACCCTCGCCGATCACCGCCTGCGCTGCGCTGCCCTGTCCGGCAATATGCGTGACCTGGTCTCCATCAAGGCGGCCTTCACGGCCACAGGGGACGCGTCCTGCTATGACGTCACCATGCAGTCCGAAGACGAGGGTATCGACGAGCGCTCCTGGGCGACCTCGTTCACGTTCGACCTACTGGCCGTCTTCCCCGCGTAAGGTTACCAAACCGAGCAACTATAACCATGTGCGCCGCCGTAAATACTGGAACTGTTTGCCTCTACGGAATCGGAGCAGGCCAAGAGGCCTCGCTTTTTGTGCAAAGCTACTCCGTCTCCTCTGGTTTTAATAACGTAGGCACGGTCGTCGATGAGACTGGCCGCACCATTACGGCTCGCTATGACGACCGCCGCTCCGAGATTACGGTCGAGGGCGTGGCAAGCGCTTCGTCGATTCCTGCTCTTGGCGCTACTCTTTCCTTTACGGTCAAGACCGCTTCGGCTTATCCGGGCGGCTCTGCTTCGGTCAGCTTCTCAGGAATCATCACAAAAGTAGACGACCGCGGCAGCTCGAAAGGCTTCGTGACAGTCTCTTTGACTGCCGAGTCCTTTGAAGAAATTACCTACTGATTGACTTCCCTGTTGAGGGGTTAATCTGAAGGGGTGGACCGCCGCTTCCTAAATAGTCAAATTGACCCATCTGGGTTCAAGTTCCTAGGTCGTACGCTTTACCCTTTCTGCCTCAAGTACCGGGTGCGGCTTATGGCCTTCGACTCCCCGCTGGTGACTGGCTCCCGCGGCGTGACGCCTGCCGACCTTATCTTCGCTTGCCAAGTGTGCGCCGAAGAACCCCTAGGCGACCTAGGCTGGCGCGATCAGCTGCGGATGATGCACCTGTCCCGCAACCCTGCCAAGTTCGAGGCCATGCTCGAAGCCTTCGCCGGCTACATCCTAGTGCAGGACTGGCCAAAGTTCTGGGAGCAGACGGCCAAGAAGAGCAGCGGAGGAAGCAAGGGCGTGCCGTGGCCGCTGTCCATCGTCGCCAACCTTATCACCAACGGCATCGACGAGAAGCGGGCGTGGGAGATGCCGGAGTGTCAGGCCATCTGGCTTAACTCCGCCCTGGCTATCTCCAAGGGTGCGGACGTGGCGATCATGTCGCCCGAGGAGGAAGCATTCATGGCCGAGGAGGAAGCCAAGGAGGCGGCGTCGCCTGCTTCCAATCCTGCAAAGGTAACTACTCCCTGACATGGCCCAAGACCTGACAGTCAATATCAAGACCACCTCGGACGTCCCGCAGGCGATGGACCGGGCGAAGACTGCCACGGTCGGCTTTGGCAAGCAGGTCGAGGACATCGGCAAGAAGTTCAGCATGGCCTTTAAGGACATTGCCTTTGCCTTCGTGGCCCCGCTGGTGCTATTGAACTCTGCTATTAACTTTATCTCTGCCGCTATTGAGAAGCGTAAGCAGGACATCAAGGAAGCCTATGATTTCGCAGTTAAGGCAGAGTCTAAGTATCTGGACTCGGAGACTGTTGTCCTGGCTAAAACCCGGGCCGCTAAAGAGCAGGACGAGAAGGATCGCGAGATGGCCAAGACCGCCAAGCAAACCGAGTTCACCAAGTTCCTAGAGCAACCCGGTATGCGCGACAAGGTCGCCGATGAGATTGGCGGCTTTCGAGGCTTCCGTCTCAAATACGGTCTGGACGCCAACTCCGCAGAAGCGATGGCCAAGGCGGCAGACGTGCAGGCCGTCATCTCTAAGATGATTGCCCCGCTTGTTGACGCCAGCAAGAAGACAGTGGAAGACAAGAAGCAGCCAAGCGGCACCAACTTCAAGGGCCCCGAAGGCTTCTCCAACGTCATCGGCGTAGGCGCTAACCCGGTCATGGAGAAGATGACCCGCCAGAACGAGATCATGGAAGAAATCAAAATCATCCTCCAGGAGCAATTCATCCTCAACCGCAACGGCACCGTCCCTGCACCCTTTACCGAACGCGTCCCCCTCACCATGCAGAAGGCGGGCATTGTTTAATTTACCATGACCATCGTCGCTACAGGAAACAATCTCACGACCGACAAAATCCAGCCAGGCTGGACCGTCGTCACGGACGGCTTCGGTCTCGTCACGGCCTCGGCCACCTACAAGCTAGACTGGGCCGTCAGCGCTGCATCGCTCACCGCTCGCGGCACGGCCTTCGGTCAGGCCGGCTATACTTACCTCAAGGCGCACAAGGCCAGCGTCTCGTTCGACTCGCTTCAGTATCAGACCGTCAAGGTGGATTACGTCGGAATCGACCCCACGGTCAACAGTGGAACCCGGACCAAAGCCAACACCTCCGCGGCAAACGGCCTGACCGCCGAGAACATCACGACTCACCCGAACTTCTTCACCGCGGCAACGGGCTACGGTGGCACCGCCCTGGCTGGCCTGCCGGCTGACTTTGGCGGCGCTTACAATGACTCGACCCTTGGGCCTCCGGTGACGGTGATTAGTCAGGCAGCAGGCCCTACCTTTGGAAAGCCCGTTGTGGTCCCTTCCTGCGAAGGAAACTACGGCGCCTGCTTTGAGACCGGCATGGGCGGCCGCTTCATCGGCTTTGTCGACCCGGATTATCCGGACATCTACGGCAAGACCCAGTACCTCGCCCGCACGACGACTTATTCAGGCGTCTGCTATTATAACGACGCCACGTTTGTGCAGGCTCTTTATTTGCTTCTCGGTAAGGCAACCGCTACCAACAGCTGGGGCGCGTCCTTCCCCCTCATCCCAGCTTGGGGACCGACTGGCGCTGGCCTTTACGGAAACACGAATCTGCTTTCTCAAATTAACGTAGAGGAATACGGATCGCTTTATAAAGTGATGTACGAAATTCGATACTCTGTCGAAGGCTGGCCGCTTGATGTTTATATCAACATCTAAGCCATGAGCGTCCAACCAGGAACGGGCTATACCTTTACGTCCTCTAGCCTAGGGACTAACCTCAACATCGAGAAGCCCTGGGCACCTTGGGCCATGACCGGATATTTCGAGGAGCCAGGACACCCCTTTAAAATCATCAACGTCAGCATCAACGCAGGCGGCAATGTCATCTATCAGGTCGAGTCCGGCACGATTAACAATATCGTCCCGACCCTCGATGATTACATTTCCTCGACAACGGTTTTACTTGACCGCGTAACCGCTGGCGTGGCCAACCCGCCCACAGGTGAACTAGTCTCTACTAATTACGATGCGACCACCAAGACGTCTTATATTGTTTTGCGGACTGGACCTGACGCGTCGACCAACGACTACCCGTCCTCAGATGTGACAAGTGTTCGATACCCTCAAGTGATCGGCGGCAACGACCAGTACCCTGCCGATACCGATACGCAGGCCTTTGTAATCATAGGCACTATCACCGTCGACAACGTCACCACCCCGACGACCTTCACGGTCAGCCAGAACATCACCGGCTCGCTGTGGGCCGACCGCCTTAAGCTCGGCACTATCACGGCCAAATATTATTACGCTCGAATCTGATGCCAATAATCGGAAACAGCTCGTTTTTCCCTACATGGGCCTCTTTGCGTCGGCCGATCATGACGACGACGTCGTTTGCAACTGTTGATAGTTTTAACATAGAGTGGAACAACGGATTTAGAACGACCGAAGGAAACGGCTTTGTCAGCCGCGAGCCTAGTTTCCCTTACTTTGGTGGGCCCACTCTTTCTCTAAACCTTGCCCCCTATAATGATTATTTCGTCTTATTTGGCGCCGTCTGGACTCTTGAAATGAATCAGGACGAGGCAGACGAGCTCATTGGCTCTGTGGTCACATCTTCAAGTGGAACATTTACACTCAACGCCGACTACTTGACCGCCGCGGGACAAGACGTCTCGGCCTCAGGGTATACCGATCCACCGCTCACGATTGATAAACTGACCGCTTTCTGACCCGACCCCCCCTCCCCCCTTCCAACTCCCGCAACGATAAGACCCGATGAGCTGCACCAATCAAGTAAGCCTGTCGCAAGGCAACTCTTTCGCCTGCACTTTCACGTGGACGCCCGGGGCGACTGGTCCTGCCAACCTCCTTGCCACGACCATCACCTCGACCCTCGAGGACCGCGACTTCAATGAGTACGCTATGACGGTCACGGTTGCCGGCGATGGCCTGTCCTTCACGGTGGCCTACACTGGCTCGACTGCCTCTTGGGCGCTGGGCCTAGCCCGTTGGGACATCAAGTTCGTCTTCCCTGGCTCAACGGTGAGCCGCACCGAAATCTTCCGCGTCAACGTCATCGACTCCGTCACGGTCTAAGACCATGCCCGACGCGATCATCACTTCGACGGCCTCGACCTTCGGGACCATCTCTGGCACCTTTGCGGCTGACCAGTCCACAGTCACCGGCACGGTCACTGGCACGATTACTGGTACGCTGTCGGGTAGCGTCGGCGTCCCTGGGCCCGCTGGCCCCGCTGGCCCCGCTGGCCCCCAAGGCGCTCCTGGTCAAGGCGTGGCGGCTGGCGGTAGTACCGGGCAGGTGCTCCAGAAATTATCCTCGACCTCCTACGACACTGGCTGGGCGACCCTTCCCGCTGATTACATCAACAGCGTCTCTGCCCCGCTGGCCGTTGCCTCTGGCGTCCTATCAGTAGACCTATCGACCTACCTTCCTCTGGCTGGAGGCTACATGACGGGCGCCATTTTTAATACCAATGGAATCGGTGGCCTGTATTTAAACAATTTCTCATTGGGTGCTGATCGGTATACAACCGTGAGTTGGAGCCAAATCAGCCTGTGTGGTGGCTCAGGCTCAACTGCAAAGACTATGACGATCCAAGGGGACGGCATTACGTTTTGGCATGGTGGAATATCCAAGCAGACGGTGGCTTACCCTGGAGCTGAAATCTTGTTCGACAACGCAGCGCTGACTGGCAACCCTAGCGCCCCGACCCCGGCTACCTCGGACAACAGTACCAGCATCGCCACCACGGCCTTCGTCAAGGCTCAGGGTTACCTGACCTCCGCTCCTGTTACCTCGGTCGCAGGAAAGACCGGCGTGGTGACCCTCGACAATACCGACATTTCTGGCCTAGGCTCTCTTGCCGTAGTCAATGACGCCCCGTCGAACGGATCGCAGTACGCCCGGAAGAACGCGGCTTGGGATGTGGTCATCTCCGGCGACCGATACCTGACGACCTCGACGACGAGCAACACTGTCAGCAACGGCAACAAGACCTTCACGATCGGCACGGGCCTCTCGTACACGCCGACCCAGAACATCACGATTTCTTACGACGCGTCGAACCATATGCACGGCGAGGTGCTGACGTACAACTCTGGCACTGGCGTCCTGACCGTGGACGTTAATCACCACACCGGGTCGGGTACATACGCCTCTTGGGTGGTCAACGTGGGCGGCGTCACCCCTGCGACCTCGGTAGCCTGGGGAGCCATCACCGGCACGCTTTCGACCCAGACTGATTTACAGGCGGCGCTGGATTTAAAGGCCAACTCTGCCGACTCCGCCCTTACGGGGAACGTCACGATCACGTCGAACTCGACAGGTGCGGCGCTATTCATTCAGCAAGCTGGCACAGGCAACATCCTGACCCTGCATGACCAGGCTTCGGACACGACCTTCGTGGCCATCGACCAGAACGGCAAGGTTAACACCATTCTTTCGACCACGGCCAATGCTGGGTTCAACATACCGCACGGCTTTGCCCCAAATACGCCAGTTGATGGAGACTTTTGGACGACGACCAATGGCCTGTTTGGCCGCATCAACTCAGTCACACAGCAGTACGTGAACGTGTCCAACCTGACTTCGACCCTGACTTCGTACATGACCAAGGGTGCAAATCTGTCTGACGTTAATAGCGTCGCCTCGGCGCGAAACAACCTCCAGCTCGGTACTGCACAAACGGTGGCCTTCCGGGCGGTTAACCTGTCAGAAGGCGCGCCTGAAATTGACGACACGCTTTCGATTTTAAATGTAATTACCTCAAGCAGTGGTTATGGAGTTGCCGGAAGCACCGCCTCTTACGTAGACGATGGCTTCGGTGCGGCTATTGTCAGCGAGTCTGGTTCATTCTCTATAGATAAGAATAATTTTAGTCTGGCCCTCTATCCGACTTACGACAGCAGCAATCCTTCAAGCCCTACGTCTGGCATCGAGTTAAACTATGTCACCGCAACAGGTGTCCTAAGCCTGCGGGCTTATGATAACCCTGGCTCCACCGATTACGTAACCACACTTTCTCCGTTTGGTTTAATTCTTCCTGCTTCTGGCGGATCTATCACCTTCGGGGACGCTACCGTTCAGACCACGGCCTTCCCCGGATTCGCTGGCTACGCCACCGAAACCTTCGTCACGTCTCAGGGATACATCACCTCGGCTGGCGTTCCGGCGTTTGCTACGGCGGCACAGGCTCGCACGTCCACTAACACAACGACGTCCCTTTCTCCCGAGAGTTCAGTCTGGCAGCATATGTCCGCTGCGTTCTTGGAGGTTCCGAGGGCTGGCTTTGCGTTAACTAACGTAGGTACAATGGGCACAACTCAACACGGCTGGCTTGGCACACAGTTTGCCCTTGGGACTGTCGGTGCTTGCAGCGGAAGAGGCCGGGTATTTGGGGGTTCGCAAGTTGACCAGAGTCTGTCGATGATGTCTAAGACGACGCTTTTTGGTATTAATTTTTCAAAGCCAACTTGGTGCAGTGGTCGCGCTTATCCTAATAGCACCATCACCGACCCAAACGTCACCGCCGGTTGGTACTTTGGGAAAGCAGAAAATACGGGTGCTGGCGACTTGGCTCGGCGCGGCTTCGGATGGGAAGTCATTGGCAACGCTACGACCCGATACCTTACCCTTACGGTTCACAATGGCACAACGTTAACCAAGGTTACTTCTTCCTACGTTGTTACGAGCGGAACTATCTTTGACTGGGATGTTATTTCTGACGGAGCCGGGAACGTGACTCTTTACGTTGAAGGGGTATCCGTTGCGACCACAGCGCTAGGCCCGACTGGAGACACAAACTATTCTGGAACACGCCCAGTAATCTGGCAGGAAGAATTACGCACCACCGCTTTGACTACTTCTGTTACCTTCGCATTTGGCCGAGGTCGCATCTACATGGCTCTCTGATTATGCGCTACACCATAAACACCGTTGGATTAACCGTTGAAAATTGGCAGGCCCTTCGGGTGGCTGTCTTCGGTGACGCCCAGCCTATCTTTGAAGAGTTCGGAGGCGGTGCTCCCTACGTCGTGGAGTTCGCTGAACCTGTCACCCCCGCCGACCTCGGCCCCCTCGTCAAAGTCGAACTCATCTCCAACGACCCCCAATGATTACCCACCTCATCGCCCTCCTGATTGGCTTCGTCGCCGGTGCTCTCGTCTTCCGTAAGCACGCTGGCAAAGCCTCCGAGCTCGAAGCCAAAGGCCGCCAAGCCCTCGACGCCCTCAAAGGCAAGTAAGCCGTGCGCTCGCTCCTGGTCATCGCTCTCTGCCTGACCGGGTGCAGCACGTCTCCGACTGACCCGCTGCCGAAACAGCCGGACGCCCCGACCTCTCAGGCCGTCGTCACGACCCTAGGCAAAGACCTCGACAAGACGGATCACCGCGTCGGCGCCGCCCTTGTGGTCATCGAGCGTAACGCTACCTCCCCCAAGGTAGTCGTCGCTGAGTCCCGCCTAGCGCAGTCCTATCTGCCCGCACCGCCCGAGGCCGATGTCGCCTTCGCCATGGCCCGTGCTACCAAGGCCGACCCGCTCGACTACAAGAAGCAGATGGAGTTCGGCCGCAAGTTAGCGACCGCCGTCACCTTAGCCTGGGAGAAGCTCGAGGCCGACCAAAAGGAAGCCGCCCGCGTCTCTCAGCTGAAGGACGCCCGCATCAAGGAACTCACCGCCGAGGTCGAGCGCGTGAAGCGTGAAGCGTCTGCTAATCTCTGGACCCTAGGAGGGATAGGCTGTGCCCTAATCGGGGCAGTCGCTATGGTCGTGGCCGGCCCCAAGGTAGGCATCCCCCTGCTCCTCTCAGGTGCCGCCATCGGTGCCTTCCCCTTCGTCGTCGACTCTGAGTACTTCTCCTACATCGCCGGCGGGACTCTAGCCTTGGCCGCTGGCCTTGGCATCTATTGGCTTTGGGACCGAGTACGCGACAGCGCCAACGCCCCCTATGAGCCGCCGCAAAAGTAAAGTGAAGGTCGTCTGGCGTAAACTCGGCAAGGAGAAGGCATGGGGTCAGGCCACGATCGGCGAGAACCTCATTGAGATTGACCCCCGTCTCGGTGCTAAGCGTCAGCTCGAAGTCCTCTGCCATGAGCAAGGGCATCTGACCTTCCCGGATAAACCCGAGGCCGAGATTGACCGACTAGGCAAAGACCTCGCCGCCCTCCTCTGGGCTCAGAACTACCGCAAGGTGGTCCTCGCCCCTAACGCCAAGCCCCCGCGTATCACATGACCACGGAGACGTTCACGACCATCGTCGTCCCAGGGGTTGCCTCGGTGGCCTACGCGTCCGCTGGCATCGCCTGCTTCTTCGCCCATCGCCCTGCCTTGGCCGTCATGTGGCTGTGCTACGCCGTCGCCAACATCTGCCTGCTGTCCACCGTCCTCCGTAAATGAGCCCGCCCCCTCCCATCGACCCCGAGTCCTTCCCGAAGGAACTGAAGGACGGCGTCATCGCTTCCATCCTTGGCGGCCTTGCGATGACGGCTAGACTTCTCCTATCGCAGGAGCCGGTCTCCGTGGGCTGGGTCATCCGCCGCGTCCTCGCCGCCGCTATCACCGCGGCCTTGGTCGGTTACGCCATCACGGATCACATCGAAAGCCCGGGCCTCCGCATGGGCGTCGTCGGTGCCGCCGGCTACGCAGCGCCAGAATGTTTAGACTTCCTTATGCGTTGGATTAAAGAACGCGGAGAAAAGGAAGTCAGCGCCGTCTCTGGAAAGAAACCCCATGGCAAAAGCAAAGCCCCTGCCAAAGGAAAGCGGAAGCGCTAACCTGCTCCTCGCGGTTACGCTGCTCACGGCCTTCGCTGGCGTGGCGGCCTTGTCGTCGGCCTACATCTCCGGCTACGTCCTCGACACCCTCCAATCTCGGGACGCCCTGGTCATGATCGTGACGGACTCGGGCATCAAGTCCGACTCGGCCACTGTCGAGCAGGGTCTCTCAGCTGCGACCCTAGCGCTGAAGGCTGTCCGCGACCTTGGCTGGGCCTTGGCTGTGGGGTGCCTAGGGGTGGGGTTGGCGGTCTTCTTACGCTCCCGCCGTCAAAAGGCCTAGGAAGGGCACGGAGAGGGGTCTATTGGGGTGCCCAGTGGCTGACCTTGCCACTGCTTTGGGGTGGCAATCTTCCTTGCGGAAAGGTGCTTGACGAATGCAATTCAGTCAGGCAAGGTGCTTGTCTTCCACCAATACACATGACCACTAACACCACGACCCTCGACACCGCCCGCATCACCATCAAGTCCTTCAAGACTGTTAAATGGATGAGCGAAGAAACCATCTGCTTCACCGCGTCCGTCCTCATCGACGGCAAAGTGATCGGAGAAGCAAGCAACGAAGGCCACGGAGGTTGCACCTTCGTCCGCTTCATCGGAGACGCTTGCCAGACTTGGGACGCTCACTCCTCACTCATCGCCGACCATGTGGACACGCTGGCAGACGCTGAAGTGAACAAGAAGGAGATTGCCCGCATCGTCGCTAAAATCCGCCGTGATGCCATCAAGAAGGCTCAGTACCTCAAGACGACCACCCAGAAGGGTTTCGTTGCTGGCTTTAAGAATATCACCGACCTCAATCGTGCCAAGGCCGTCGAGCAAGCCAAGGCCAGCCCCGACTTCAAGACGATGGTCGCCGACATGACCGACTCCGAAATCACCGCTTGGTTCATCGTCTAATCTCCCGCACATGAAACTACTCCTCGCCCTCCTCGCTGGCCTCGCGCTGGCCCTGTACGTCCTCGCCCTGGCTGACGGCCCTGACCTGCTGGACATCATCAACCGCTTCTAATTTCCCACCATGCCCAACGCCCAACACCCCTACACCGAGACGCTAACCTTCGCTGGTCGCGCCCTCCACCTCAAACGCCCGATGGCCGAGTACGCCGCTCGACGCCTTCAGGCCATCCTCCCGCAGATCGCCGCGCTGAACGCCGCCGGCAAGTCTCAGGGCGACGCCGCCGCCGCGCTAGAGACCACCGTCACCACCCTGCGTCACTGGCTCGACATCACCGGCACTACTTGGGTCAACCTCAAGAAGCGTGGCCCCTACTCTTCCCGTGCCTGACCCTCTCGCCCACTCCCCCGACATGATCACAACCATCCGACCGAACAAGATGCCCGCCTTCTGGTGGCTCGTTCCCTGGGCTTACGCCCGCACCCTGCACATGAGCGCCAACGCCCTCAAGGCTTACGCTGACCGCCTCGAGGATATTCTCGACCTCCAGAGTCGCACCATCAAGCGACAGGCTGCCGACATCAAACTGCTACAGGCCCGCGTCCGCGATCAGGACGACGCCATCATAAAGGGCACGGCCATCACCCCAGACGCTTATCCCCATGAGTAGTTTCCAGCACCTCGAAGGTATGCGTAACCTCATCCTCGAAATCTACGAGGTCAACGAACGCATCATGACCGGGGACATCTGCTCGGCCAAGTCGGCCATCGCGTCCACCAACGTGAAGAAGATACTGAACCACTACCACGAAGCCCTGCACGAAGACGGCGCCGTCAAGGTATCGCTCCAAGCATACGTCGCGGCGGGTGGCTGGGTCGGCATCCAATACTCCTACGAGCTCGACGGCTTCGAGGTCGCCGGATCACAAGTTCCGAGACGCGTATGACTAAGCCCCCTATTATTAAAATATGGGAACGCCAAGATGCTAAGTCTTTAGGGTTTCCCGACAAATGGGACGGCATTCGTCCAACACAATTTTGGCTAGATACCTATTTAATGGCATTAAAGGAATGCGATGAGTTATTGTCATCTTCAGAAGTAAGGTCTTATTTTGGGATTAGCACATCCGTAGCCAGAAAATATGCTAAGGATGGGAAAGTTAAATTGCTTCAAGAATATCGCTCGGGTGGCATTAGGTTTTCTAAACTTAACATAATGGAGTGCCTAGAACGCGGAACAATTAAAGCAACTAATCCTGTATGACCCGCCCCTTCTCTATCGTCGCTCTGTTCCTCCTCGGCTTCAACTCAGCTGCGGCCTCCGACGCTACCTTCCTTGAGGCCATCGCCATGGTCGAGTCAGGCCAGAACCGCAAGGCCATCGGCAAGGCCGGTGAGCGGGGAATGTATCAGGTAGGAAAGGCCGCGTGGTCCGACGCCTGTGCCCTGCTCGAGTCAGAGAAGCACTTCCACTATCAGTGGTCGCAGTGGCGCAACGTCACCGCCCAGGACATGATCGCGGCGGCCCACCTCCGAATCCTCCGCAAACGCTTTAAGGCTGACGGCTACTCGACCCCCACTCCTGAGCAATTGGCCCTGGCTTGGAACCGTGGCTACGAAGGCGCCAAGTCCTACCACTTTGCCCCGAACGACTACGCATTACGCGTCGGCAATCTTTTCCGCTTGTCCCAGCGCGGGAAGTGACAAGGGTCTTGCCCATGGCTCATATGATTCTCTGCATCGACCCCGGCCAACAAGGCGGACTGTGTTGGTCGGTAGACGGAGATCCTGTAGAGTGCGCTAAGATGCCCGGCACTGATGTCGAGGTCTGCCAACTGATCGCCGACCTCAGCTTAAAAGCCAAGGACGTTGAACTCTTCCTCGAAGAGCCTAGCACCGCCGGCTACGGTCCGCTTATCCCAGCGTCAGCCATCGCCCGCCTCGCTCAGAATTACGGCATGATCTACGGCGCCGCCGTTGCCATGGGTTTTATCATCCACCGCGTGAAGCCTCAAGCATGGCAGGCCGCTCACTCCCTGGGCAAGAAGAAGGACCACGGCAAGGGCTGGAAAGCACACCTCCGTGCCCGCGCTGCCGAACTGTTCCCTACCGTAGACGTCTACCTGTGGAACGCCGACTGCCTCCTTCTCCTCGACGCGGCTACTCGCCGTGCCATCAACTGAGTTAACATAACTCAGCCTAACCCTCCCTTTTGTAAACTCCTCCCCAATGAAGAAAGACACCAAACTCCCGACCGAGTATCGCATCATCGCCGACTCGTCATACATCGTATTACCTGATCAGAAGGTCGCCCGCCTCCTCACTCCTACCGTGAGGAACGGGGTTACCTATTATAATTTATTCGTTCCCGACTACACCCGGATGTCCCTGGCTGACATTGAGGCCACCATCAAGGCCGGTGAAGTCACCAAGTCCACCGACGCCAAATAATTTCCCACCATGAGCACCACGCCCAAATCCCAAACCCCCACCGCCGACCTCGTCGCCGCTCTCGCAGAGCTCGACAACGTCAAGGCCAACAAAGTAAACCCCGGCTTCAAGAACCGCTACGTCTCCCTCGACGCGCTGCTTGACGCCATCAAGCCCGTCCTCCTCAAGCACAACCTGGCTCTGATCCAGACGCTCGTCAGCGAGGAAGGTAAGGTCGGCATCAATACCGCCTTCCTCCACGCCTCGGGTGAGCGCTTCGACTTCGGTCGCCTGATGGTCAAGGCTGAGGGTCTGGACGCCCAGAAGATTGGCGGGGCGATCACCTACATCCGCCGGCAGTCCATCCAGACGGCTTGCGGTATCAGTGTTGACCTCGACGACGACGGTGCCGTGGCATCCTTCAAGTCTCAGGTCGCCGCTACCGCGACTAACTTTAACCTTCCCCCTCGCCCCCTGACCAAATGAGCGACCCCCTCCTCAACCGCGACCAACTTGCCGTCGCCCTCGGTGTCCACAAGACGACCGTTACCCGGCTAACCGCCCTCGGACGCATCCCCTTTGTGTCCGTCGGTCGTCGGGGCAAACGATACGACCTCGAGGCCGTCGTCGTTGCCCTATCCGTCTTCAACTCTAACCCAAAGCCCCTGACCAAATGAGCGACCCCAAGCCCTTCGACCCCTTCGACCCCATCTCCGCCGCAATGGGCGCCATGCACGGCCAGAACCTCCTCGCGGCTAAGGACGCCCGCATCAAGCAGCTCGAGGAACGACTCGAAGGCATGCGCGAGGCCGGCGACGAACTCTGGTACTGCGTCCGCCACGCCCAGCGCATCGACGCCGACGCCCTGATTGAGGCTATCGAGGAATGGCAGGAAGCCCGCAACCATGCCTGACATACCCGCCGGCATCGAGCGTATCGCCAAGACCGTCTCAGGCCAGTACGCCTTGCTCCTGTTGCTAGACGGTTACCCTTACGTTGAAATGACCGCCCGCAAGCAAGCCGACTACCTCTCCGACCTAGGACTTTGGAAGCGTAAGACGCACCCGTCGCTTGCCCGGTCACAGGTTCGCTTTTTCACGCTTGCCCCTTCGGGCGAGATAAAGGAACTTACTTTCAACCGATGACCAACCGCGAAAATATTAAGCGCCTTGTGGAAAACATCACGGGCTCGTTAGCCACCGTCCAGCACATTGCCGGACGTTATGAACAGCACGACGCCGACATCATCACGCTGTCGGATTTAAACCGCTCGGCCATCACTGAGCTACAGGTCTTTACCGATCACATCGAGACGGCTGACGAAGCCGCCCAGGTTAAACCCTTGCACGACCGCGTGCACGTCCTCGTCGTTCAACTCCGCGTCCTCCGCAATACGCTTGAGGCCATGGAGAACGCAGCCGAAGCCGCTCTGGAAGATGTGCGCCGCATCTCGGCCAGCGTCGAGGGAGCCAACCCCGACGACGACGCCCTATAATTTCCACCACAACCCAATAACACACCACGACCACCACCATGCGTATCCCACCCGAACCTATCACCCACCGCGTCCTCTACGACGGCATCCAAGCGCTGAACTACAGTGGCTCCAAAGAGCTGCTGAAGTCACCGGCCCACTACCAAGCCTACCTTAACCAGGAGCGCGAGGAGACCAAGGCCCTGCGCATGGGCTCGCTCATCCACTGCGCCGTGCTCCAGCCTGAACTGCTGAACGAGAAGTTCATCACGGCTCCCGAGTGCGACCGCCGCACCAAAGACGGCAAGGCCACCTACGAAGCCTTCCAGTCCTCCCTCAAGCCCGGTATGACGGTCGTATCCTATGAAGAGTCTGCCGAGTGCCACCTGATTGCCTCGCACGCCAAGCACGCCCTCGAGCGTATGGAGGTCACGTTCGAGATGACCGAGTTCATGTTTACCACGGATCACTGCGGAGTGCAGCTGAAATGCGCCATCGACGGCGTGGGCACCGACGGCTACCTCTACGACCTGAAGACCACCGAGGACGCGTCCCCTGCTGGCATCCTCAAGTCCATCCGGGCTTACCGCTACAACCTCCAAGCCTACTTCTACC